AATTAATTGACCTGTAAAGATCATCCGCCCCATCATTTGCAGCCGAACAAAACCAATATAACGCAGCTGCACCACCATAAGCACCGCCTTGTACCATACCGACTGAAATTTTATTTTCATATTTGGTCCCTTGTGTACTTGGAGCTGTACCACCTATCGCAGTGCACTCGTTTAATACTGCTTTGTATTCGGCTGTGTAAATGTAAATAGCATTGCCGTAAACAAACAGACTTGTCCCATCAACATTAACGCCTCTTACACCTCTTCGAATTTCTTTATCTGCGTCTGCACTTGTAAGTGTGAATGTTGGTGCCGTTGCACTTGGAATATCAACCCCGTCTCTTTGCCATTGGTATTCGTAAGTAATTGGAGCCGTGCCCGTCCAAGTGCCATCTGTGCCACTTAATACTTGACCTACATAGTCGTTGCCCGTTGTTGTTGGGGCAACGGTGTTAATAGGCCCGCTTGCACCGCCTGATGTATAGGCTGCCACAATTGCATCGTAAATATCTTCAGCGCTCAAAACGGCGTCATCAAACTCCTTGCAGTTGTCTTCATTTAGTTGGTATGTATTTCCATCGCCGTCCTGAATTGATACAACATCGTCAACAAATTTAACCCCATGAATTGCGCCCGTCATAATTGCATTTCCGTTAGTCATGTCAACCCATACAGCCCCATCTAATTCAAGTTCAATGAATTCGATAAATAATTCTCCGAATCCATCAATTCGTGATGTCGCTCTGTAAACATGACCGCTAACTATATTGATATTACGCCCCATATAATCCTGATTTTAGATTATTGTATAAATCTAAATTGGTTACAATCGCTGCAGCATCTACACTGCTAACCGTGTCTTTTGTTAGTTCGTATCTACCTATTTCGCTATTTACGATTACCATATCTTTTGTAGGATTATAGTCAATAGCGATATGACTAGAATCTATCATTTTAATGCCATCACCTTCTACTTCGATAAACTCAATAGTTTTCGGGTTGTCATTGGTTGTGATAGTCCAATTATGTAACTGATCGCCATTTCCTATGTTTATAAATTGTTTTACCATGATTTTAAATGCTTATTGTTATTGAATTTGATTTTAATAATGATTTTAAATAGTTTATCCCTTCATTTTGGCTTATTGGCTGTTGACCTGATAAATCTATTGTACATGTAGCCGTTAAATACCCTTCTTTTAATGATTCATAGGCCATTATTACCGCTTTGTCAATTTCGGCTGTGCTTAGTTTGTTACCTGCCAAAGTTATACTTTGTACGGCCAAAGCCTTAAAAATATTATTATCTATGTATTTCAATGCGTTAGATGATAAATCAAAGTCGGTTGTGGTATCGGTCAATTTACCACGCAAAGAATATACAATCGGATCTCCTGAAATTGCCACCGTATCAAATTGTTCAACAAAATAAAATGCCGTTGCCTTTTTTGTGAAAGTATGAGAAAGCGAAATACTGCCATCTGCATCCGTTGCAATTACATTACTTGAACCATCGTTATAAAATACGGCATATTTTGTAGATGCTGGAGTATTTAAGTCGAAATCAATTGTAACACTATCACCTAAAGTAGCTTCTAATTCAGTTCCCAGGGCTACATAATTTGCCATAACCCCATTTATAGATGCATCTTCTACATTTCCTTCCGCAGTCGTATTATCTACAAAGATAGTTACTTTGTTTTCGGCATTAATTGCCACAAAACAACCCTCTGTTGACCACGTAAGGCCATATAAATAAGGTATTTCTTGATTGAGATAATTTACAAATTGATTGCTATTTTTAAAATAGTTTTCAATTGCAATTGTTACCCCAGGGCCTGCATTCGGAAATTCAATTTCTTTTGCATAGAAATAATCATTGTAAGCATCGCTAAGTATTACTGCATGATTAAAAGTTGATACATGCAATGAATTTTGTGAATACTTTTCACGTACATTTAGCTTGCATGATGACAAGGCCGTTGATTGACTTCTATCAATTTCTAACTTTGCGCCCTCTGTTCTTGTGTATAACGTGCTATCAATACTCATGTAGTCATGAATACTTATAACCTCGAATTTATCTATTAGCCAATCAGGAATTATGTTTTTATTACCACCGATCGTAAAAGTATATTCTCTAAATGATTCACCGCCAAGCATTTCTAAGTTACGCGGATCATCTTCATAAACCTCAAATTTAGACTCAGGTTTAAATTCCAATAATTCGGCATGTACTCTGATCATAAACCTTGCACCCTCTTCATAATATACACCATAGGCATTTTCACTATGTTTATATTTTACTAGCTTCGTTCCTTTGTGAAATTCTTTTACCTCAATTGGCTCGCTTATAAAATACTCCCATGGTACGCCCGCGTTAATTGTATCTTGAAATCTTATCTGAACTCCGTAAAAACCCTGCTCAATATCCCATAGCTTAATTTCTGCGCTATAAATACTTTGCGTTCCTATGTCCGCTATCCATGTTGCTTCGATTGTCTTAACGGCTTTCCCATTGCAATCTAATACGCGAATGATGTAAGGAATAGTAGAACTGATTTTATTTAAGCCTGTAAAGTATAAGGGTATAACATCGCTATTTTGCCAAGGTTGGTAATAGGCCTTATTACTTAGCCATTCTTGAACATTCGGCAAATAGAAATCTTCATCAATATTTTTGCTATTTTGCCAAGGCTTAGAACTTGCATAATTATCCCCTACACGGCTTGAAAATACCTCTCTTTGATGATAGAATTTAAGCGGGTTTGCTTTTGGTATGGATATTACGTTTGACATTAATAAATAAGAGGTGTTAAATCAGTGTCTTTGTGGGGTAAAAGTACAAATTCTTGAACGGTTTTCAAATTTAATTTGGTTTTGGCTTCGTATATGTGCATTTTAAACTCTTCACCATTGTAAGTAATTGTGACGGCTTCATAAGGGTTTGAATCCATAACCGACTTTAGATTTATTGGCGTTTTCAACTTGCATCTAAAAAACATAGGTTTAAATATTGCATCCGCTAAATCACCAACTAAAACTGCGTCACCTTCAGCAACAAATAAAGTGCCGTCATCATAAATCAATTTACTACCCGTGCCATTGTTTTTATCCGTTGAAGTTACGGTAATTGCCTTTGAATCTTGGCCGTATGTCATGACATGAATAAACCCGCTATTTCGATTGAAATTTCTTTTAGGGCTTAACTCATAGTTAAATGCTGTTTCCGGGCTATAAATATTTTGTAGCCATGAAGGATTTGATGCCGTAACTAAGTTGTAATAATCTTCGCCCGCTCCGACTAAGCCAGCTGGTATGGTGCCGCCTACACTATCTTCAATATGTAAAATATAGTTTTTGTTATCGTTTTCACTATCGGTTACGGTTTTGCCTTCAAGGTTTAATCTAGTAAATTCAATTGCATACATATCCGCAATTAGCTTGCTTATCATTGGTTTTTTGCTTGCTTTCTTTACCATTGGCGTTACCCATGTTGTACCAATATTAAAAGAATCTTTGCCGTTTACCGAATCCGTTACAAATGGTTCATATCCCCCATCTATTGCCGAGGCTATTAATTCTGTTATGGGTTCAAATGTTAGTTCACTTACTTCGCCCAAATCAATTCCAACGGTACCCAAAAAAGCACTTTGTTTGCTTTCAATTGATAGCGCATTAGTTGACTTCTTATACATAATTGCCGTACACAACATGGCATCAAGTGACTTGTAATAATCTTCTAAATTAATTTTGATCACACTTTTTTCAAGTCCTCGCAAACTATCACCTGAAAGTACTACTTTGTTTTCGTGGTCATCCAATAAAGTAGAGGTTACATTTAATGAAGTATCATCTGTTACCTTTTTTGCTAAATCTATTAGCAATTGTTTAGGTCGTAAGGCTTTTACATAAGTTTCCTTCATTTTGTTATCAATGCTAATCGTCAACTCATTTCCTAGTAATTGAGTTACGTCATGGTCACTTGTAACGTATGTGAATTGTGTTGCACCTATGTAATACTTTACAAGACTTCTTACTTTTAAGACGTGTCCCGCTGCTAAGGTTATAGTTACGGTATTGGTTCCCGTATATGTTGCACTCGCTCCAGGTGCTAAAGGGGTTGAAGAAAAGAAAACCTGATTTATTCCCGTTCCTAAATTCGTTCCTTCATCAAATTCCCAAAGCTGTAATTCAAAATGCCCATCATACACCGCGCTGGCATCCATGTATAAATTATAATTATACTTGAATTTAGCCGTGAAAGTTATTGGCGCGCTTGTTCTATTTTTTAATATTTTCCAATCTGCATCGGTCTTGTATTGATCAAATAAATCAAATACTAAATTTGTTCCTTCATCCGCTAATTGGAACCATGAATTTATTTTACCATCCCCAGCGTCTGCAACTTCATTATCCGCGCCTATATACTTTTGATTAAATTGCAAATTAATGCCGTGCATCTTTACCCAAATATAATCAGGTGAAAGGTCTAAGGGTATATCATAATCGTTACCCTCACGGCTTTGTATCTTGGCCTCATTTCCGTTATCTGTTGAAGAGCATGTAACTACACGCCTTTCATGTTTATATGTTGAGAAATCAAGATCACACGCGTAAACTAATTCATAATCATTTACTGCAACCGTGTTATTAAATTTCCATATTTCAAGCTGTGCAAAGGCTTCTGTTCCTTCATTGATGTATAGCCACCTCAATATCTTTGCTCCATCCTTGACAAACTTTAAAGGCGTTGTTAAGTTTCTAAATATGCCACAATATTTGAATCCTCTTATCCATTCGATTTGCATTTCCCGCCAATCTTTAGGATTAAATACTATTTCAGTTGGAGTTGAAGTCGTATCAACATCACCACTACTATCTAAGAAATAGTAATCACCTATTGAATTTTTAATATAGATTTTAAATATTTGCTCGTCCATTACATTCTAATTGATTCTACTCTAATATCATGCGCAAATGTACCTTCAATTTTCCATCCATCTTTTTTTCGCATCATTGTACTATTTAATCCCTTGACTTCTTTTTGTAAATCGTACACGGCTTGCAATTGTTTTTGTTGAAACATATCGCTTGAAGTCGATGTGTATTGAGGCACTAAAGTAGTTCTACTTTCTACCATTTTCATAAAATCTTCGTTAGTATGCACCTTATCGCCTTGCTTCAAGAATGTTACCCCGCGTTTGCCACCATTGGCAATAGATAATTTACCGTCTTTACTTTCAATTAATTCGACTCCGTTCTCATTGACTTCTGCAAATTCTTCTTTGCCACCGTTACGACCTTTTGCGTATTGTGGCAAAGGTGCTGCGTATGCCCGTGCAAGTTGTATGGCACCGTTGGCACCTATTCCCGCTGCCAAGGCTATACCTAAGTAAGTTGGTTGTGTTTTTAATGCGTTGATAATTGCAACCGCTGTGCCTGAGATAATACTAGCTATGTCCGCTGCCTTTTGAAGTTTGGCTGCCTTTCTTAAATCGGTTATTTTATCGCGTTCAATTTGCTTGCGCCTTGCCTCTGATTGTATTTCAATTCGATTCTTTTCTTCTTCTTTTTGGGTTGCTGACATCGAAACCTTATCGAGTGCGGAAAGTTGTGCATCTGTTACGCGGTCCAATTCTTTTAACTCTCTCTCGGCTCTTGCGTTAGCTTGATCAGCAATAATGCCGCCAATGTTTGAAAGTATTGATTCAGCAAGTGCAACGGCTTCACGGAATGTATCTAAACGCTTCATTTGGGAATCTAAACGCTCTTTGTCGGCTTGATCCCACATTCTTTGATTTGCTTCTAAATTTTCACTGATTAAATCAAGTTCTTCTTTAGCATACTTAGCATTGATTCTTTTAATTTCCTCAGAACGTTTTAATACGCGGTCAATAGTTTCTTTGTCAGTTTTTTCATTCATTAATTGCACCTGCCTATCAATTTCCATCAAATGAGAAACATATTCTTTATCAATCTTTACTTTTTCATCTTTGGTTTTCTTTGCGTTTTCAACTGACTTTTTGCTATTTTCCGCTTCTTTTTTATCACTCGAGGTTGGCTTAAATAAACTTTTGCCGAATGCCATGCCTTCTAACTCATTCTGTTTTTGAATACTTGCATTTATTGACTTAATTCTATCATTTGCGAGGGCTAAATCTCTATTTAATTTATTCATGTATTCTTCATCATAATAAATGAATGCACCTTGTTGTGGCTTGGTCAATCTTGCTATTTCTGCTTCAACTCTTACTTTTTCGGCGTATGCCGCTTCAAGTTGCGAGTATTGGGCTTTTTTCTTCATGGCCTTTTCGATAGCAAGCACAATGCCGTCATAAGACTCCGCTATACCTCCGTTTAATGCTTCTTCTTTATTCATATTTGACAACAATTCAGGATAAGCCCTATTTAATGAATCATAAGCCTCTGAGCGATCTTTGTATGAATTATTTACATCTATAATCACTGCCATTTGCAACCTAGCTTTACCGATTGCCTCGGACATTTGCTTATTCCCTTCCTTCATTTCCTCGTTCAACTTCTTTTGTGATTCATCTGCTTTCTCAGTACCCACTATCCAATCTACTATATCTTTGCCGTACACAGTCAATAAAGTAATACCAATAGTAAGTAAAGTATTCCATGAGAAAAATGCCCCTGCTAATTGCTTCAATACGCCTTTCCCTTTTACCCCTTCAGCGCTTGATAAGGCTAAGGCTGTTGCCTGTTCTTTGATCTTGTCCGCTGCTTCTTCGCTTGCCCCACCGACTAAAGCCTGCTCTTTAGCAAGTAGCCCTTGTGCTGTGGCCGCTGCTATTGCTTCATCTTTAGCGAGTGTATTTTGTTGCCTAATGTTTTGAATTGCATCAAATAAAGCGGGTAAGTTATTAGAAATTGCCATGAATCCCGTTTGAACCGAATTCGTAAAGGCGGGCATTTCTCTTGTAAGTTGTTGTATTGAATTACTTAATGGATTAAATGCGCTGGCATAATTGCCTACATTTCTTTGGAAACGCCCCGTAGCGCCTTCCAATGACTTCAATTCGGCATCAACCTTTTTGATATGGTTTAATATTTCCGTCCCTCTTGCTGCCTGTCTTTCACTTGCAGCCATTCTATCGTATTCTTGCTGTGCCGCCTTTAGTTTTAATCTTAGTTCCTCAATTGAACCCGCTTGGGCTTGCTTTGCTTTTATAAAGTCTTTATTTGCTTGATTTGCTTCTAATAATTTTACACGTTCCTCTGCTAATATTTGACCATGTAAAGTTTGTGCTGCATTAAGTTTGTTTTGAGTTTCAATTATCTTTTTTTGCATTTTCTCCATTTCGGATAATGCCTGAGTTGTTTTAGTTGTGTTTTGCGCCTTGTCCGTGTAGTTAGTACCATCCATGATAGCCTTATTCAATAGAGTAGCACCGTTAGCCACTTTATTAAATGTGTCTAACAATTGGATTAAATCAATATGTAGCTTTTCTACCTGATCGTATGCCTGCTTTTCTACTATATCGGTTATCCTTGTGGCCATAATTCTTTTTCTAGTTTATACAATTCCCTTGCTGTGTTTTCCATCTTCATTTTAATCTCATGCCCGTCCGCAACTAATTTACTACCTGACTTCAATATTAATTTCAATACATAATTGTAAATGAATATGAGTGCTAAGATAGTCAATACCCCTAAAAAATAACTAAGTATGTACATCGGTTTTCTGTTTAGTTTTTACAAATTCATAATATGCGCGGTAATATTGACAATATTTTGAAGTCGAAATAGTATTGATGTCAATATCTTTTTTAAAAGCTATCTCAAAAGATACTATCATTCGCTCAAAATAGTTTAGATCGACTTTGTTTGTTTCTTCGCCCCCATCTTGTTTAATCGAATCCAATATTTCAGCTATTCTAAATTGTTCACCTTTCAAATATCCTTCGAACATTTCACAATATTCAAATGAGTTTTCAGGCGTTAATACTAAGCCTATTGGATAATCAAACGAAGGTAATATTTCAATTAGGGCATAATTATTTGTATGCTCAATCATATTGAGTAACATTGCCCCTAGTTTAATTTTGTTGTTTAAATGTTCAATTTCGGCTGAACGTGTCACAATGATGTCAATATCTTGTGAACCCAAAGACTCTAAATACATCATGTAGACTTCTTGCCAATTTTCAACGCCTTCACCACCACTTACTAAGTGCTTGATGAATTCGATTAAAGGAAGTTGTAAGTCTTTTATGATCATAATTTAGTTACTTCTTTGACATTGGTTAATAATGTGTCCTCAAATCCTTTCGGCCCTATTAATTCACTTTTGCTATCCTCACTGATTCCCATAATATTTGGGTATTTGCGTTTTAACATTCTATTCTTACTATCTGTTGAATTCTGATCAAATTTATCCTTATCCACTACATCAACTTTTATGCCTTCATGAAAACTGCCTTTGTTGTATAAATCAGGAATTTCATACCCTGGCATGGGGTTTCGCCTGTTCTTTTGTCTTGCGTATGATGGGCTTCTATATTCGGGCGCAATCTTCTTGCCTTCAAATGTCAAACCATCTAATAATTGATCGCGGTTTAAATCAGCTATATCTTCTTTATGAGTTACAACGGCTCGCATAGCTTCCTTGGTTAGGTCTAGTTTGTTCACATTTGCTACAACTTCTGCTATGGTACCCACAATCAAATAATTAAAGGTTAAAAATAAGTAGTGGGTATTGCTACCCACTACTATATATTATGCTCTTTGCATAGTCAACTCACAATCTGAAAAGCCAGGTATTGAACCTGAGATCAAATCAGAAACGGGTCCGAACTTCACAATGATTTCATCACCTGCAGTACTTGGAAAATTAGTAGCCGAAATAGTGAGCGTGAATTGTTCTAAAACGTCATCAGCTACACATGTTGTATTTGCTATTAATGAACCAGTACTTGCATTGTAACACTTAATAACCGCTCCGTTAGTTGCCGCTATTTGTGTTTTGTATGCGCTGTAAAGATTGCCATGTGGTGTTCTAATTTGGATAGTTGCAATTCTTGAAGAAGAAAACGTACCTGTTCCCGTTGCCTTTATTTCTGTTTGCTTTAATCCACGAATTGAATTAGGTAACAAATCAGATGGTAACTTGATGAAGTTAATTGAATCATTCCATTCTGTAGAATCTTGTAAGGCGATACCTATAAAATATTGTGCCGCATTACCTGTATTCAATTTCCAATCGGGAACGATAATGTTCTCAAGATTGAACCCCCCAAAATTTGCGCCTTTGCTTACACCTACGATAACTTTATTCTTACGGTCAATGAATAAGCAGTCGTAAGCATTTTGCATCTGATGGAATGCACGATACAATCTATGCATTGTCAAACTGCTTTTATGCTGGAATAAAAAGAATTGCTTGCCGTCTTGTCCGTAGAATTGCCCGCCATAACCTGCTGACTCCATGGTGTATTCCGTTGACTTATCTTCAACTCCTACTAAATCGTTGATAGGGTACCAACGAAGGCTAGGCGTATCGTTAATAAGTGCAGCATTTGTTGTAGAAGTCAAGGCTAGTACTTGTGCCGGTGTTAATTCCGTACCGGTTGGAATGAAGATAATATCCTCAAAGTTTTTAGGATCAATTATGCAGTTTTGTAAGCCTGTGTTAGAGGTACTTTGACCGCAATATAATTGCCCTATGATTGTTTTTGCCATTGTATTAATGTTTTAAATATTGTTTATAATTGTTGTACATTTTGCTTCATCTATTGTTAACTCTAAATCTTGAATGAATAACCCGTCTAAAATATCAGGTAGTTTGTAGGCATTTCGCCCCATGTCGGTTGTTTCGCCCATGTGTAAATCATCAATTTTTGTATGTTTATACCATTTGGCTTTATAACCTTCAAAATAAGGTGAATCAGCGACTACTTGCATGAATTCGGCATATATAGGGTATAACTTAGCTAAATACGATTGTGTATATCGTTGCTCGCTCGTTTTACCTTTACCTGACAAAGTGCAAATAGCAAAGTTTAACCTAACATTTGTTTGTAATTGATCAACTGAATTTGATTCTTCAAAGTTGTGAATTAATACTATCAATGGGTATTTATCGTTTTTTGTCGATGTGGCTTTGCTTTCACTTACCAATCTACTTACGATATGATCCCAAGTACCATGTTTAAATTTAACGGTTGTACCTATTTCCGCCTCCAGATTATCGCTCACCTCGCTCACTATTGTAGTGAACAAAGAAGGTATTGCAATTGGAAGTTTTTTATAGGTATGTGCCATTATAATACATGTGTTATGTTAGTATATAATCCTTCGCTTTGTGGCAAATAATCTTTGAATTCATCTTCATTTGCTAATGATAACATGAATTCATTTAGGACTAAATGCCATTTAACCATTTCCTGCCATGCGTTTACAAACTTGTAATTCGGGCTAACTATTTTGCCGTTCTCAAAGTTTGATTCTACCTCGCCAATTGATTGAGTGCTACTTGTATTTTGTCCCGTGTAAGTGACATAAATATAGTTCGCTAATGGGCTTCGCTTATCCAAACTGCCTATACTTTCAACTAAGCCATGAGATGAAAAACCAACCCAACGCTTAGTTATTCCTTCGCGTGTGGCAAATGTAGTACCAAATAACAAGTGTTTCCAATTGTCAGATACTTCATCAGGTGTGTTTTCTATATCTTCAATAGCCGTGATGAATTCCAAAGCCATATCAATACCTAACAGATCCTCTAAATAAGGCTGTGAAAGTCTATCAATTAGCGAGGTCAATGCTTCATATTCGGCATTACCGCTACCTGTATTAGGTAGCGATAAGCCGTCTATGAAATAGTCTGGAGTTATTAGCGTGACCATGTTTTACTCTTTCTCTTTTGGTTGTTTAGCTTTCTTTTCAGCACCTTTAAGCACGGCCCAACCTTTTTCAATTTGTCGGTCTGCTTGAACCTTGATAGGGCTAAATTCTTGCCCTTCAGGTCTTACTGGGTGTTTTGCTGTTGCTACTAATTCAACGCGTTCTAACATTTCTTGAGTTACCATTGTTTTATGATTTAGAGTTTAAAAATAGATTAAGCGCCTTCTGTGATTGCTGTTACGATGTCTTCAATATCGTCATAAACGAAAGCTGCAGCGTGATTGTCTGCAATGTAGTGATGTAAACGAGTTTCACATCGAACAGTTTTCATGTTCTTGGTGAAATCATCTGAATCATAACCGTATTCAACAGTGATGTCTTGTAATACCCTCACTTTTGATTTACGCATGTCACCCATTAACAATTTACCAACTGTGAAATCAGCAACCTCAATAACTTGGAATGGTAATTGAGCGACTTCGCCTCCTACCATTACATAATGACCTGTCGTGCCTTTTTTGATTTTCATATTGGCATAATCAACAGGCGAAAGGAACGCATGTGTAGGCATAGCTCCGTTTAATTTAATTTGCGTTGCCGCTGCAATTAACACATCATAATTATTAGGAGCATCAGTTAATACAGTTATAAGTGCGTATGCTTGTGCCGATTGTGTGATACCTTTTAAGTTTGGTGATGTGCCATCGCCGCTTAGAACTCCAGCACTTACAGCCTTACGAATTTGGTACATCAATTCTGATTCAATTTCCGCTGCCATGAAATCGACATCATCTAACATCTCATCAGATACTTTGATATAATCGGCTACTTTACGGGCAAGCGAAGTATTTTTTACAATATCAAAGTCGATTTTATTCTTTGCGGCTGCCTCTGCAATGAAGATGGTAGAACCGTCTCGGTTTTTCTTTTCTACATAGTGAATAGTAGCGCTGCTTGTACGTGCTACATCGCAAAAGTTGACAATCATTGGTTCGATGTCCATCGGCCCAATTAATCCAGGCACCGTGCTAGTAGAAACTACATTTGCAGTACTATTGATGTTTGCAGTGGTCATGTTAGCTGAGGCTTTTTGGGCGGCTGCTAAGTCCAAAGACAATTTCAATGTTTGTGTAGCACCTGATTTGTACGCATCGTAAGTGGCTTTATTCTCTTCAATTTGCTCTTTAATTTGTTGAGCAAATGTTTTGCCTTCAATGCCCGCTTCACGCTTGTTGCGTAAATTGGTAATTTCTTGGCCTTGCTTGATGGCGGCTGCATGTAATTTCTCAATTACTGCTTTTGTTTCGCCTGTGGCTTTATCTACTAAATCTTGTGCGATTTTTTCCGCATCTTCTTTAGTAATCATTTCGGCCTTCAACTCTTCAATAGTTGATTTCATTTGTGCGCGGGCTTCTGTTGCGATTGCCTTTGCTGTTTCGTCAAGTCCTTCAATGGACTTTAAAAATTCTTGATCGTTCATTTTAGATGAATTTAATTTGTTTAATAATTTTTTTGTTTAAGTCATGGTTTCGAGTGTCGTTAGACGGCTCTATTTTATTTTCATCAGAAGTGCTATCAATAACGGCTTCTTGATTATCGTCTTGTTTTGCTTGGGTTACTGAAATAGTCGGGGTTACATGATTTGAACCAAATACCACACTTGAACCCTCTACTACTTCTGCCTCTGTTATAGCCCAAAAATACCCCTCTTCTTCGGCTTCTTTGCGGTTAACTACTTGTCCTATGTATTTATCCCAATTATCTTTATAAGTTGTTGCCCATTCATCACCATTGTTCACACAAAAATACATTTTGACGTATCTCATGCCTACACTATGCTGTTTAATGTACCCTTTAGAATATTGTTCGTACATGAATTCATTGCGATCCTTAGATACTATTGAATCAAATACTAAGGCTTGTGTATTTCCTGCAAAGTTGTAGCCTAATGAAGCCCATGAGATGTTTTTAGTGTATGCCTTTAGATCATCACTGATAACCTTATCATGTTTTCTTTCATGCTCTTGTAGATGAAGGATATACTTATTTTCGTTCAATGATTTTTTCCAAATACCTTGGATATGTACATCACCATGAGAATCTAAAATGTTTGTTGTGTTGATGATTGCACGAACCATGATAGAACCTTCAGGAAGTGTAGTTTCTGCCTTATCAACTAAACCCGCCTCTTTTACCCCACTTTTTTCAATGTATTCAGGACTTGGCGAAAATAATACGGCATCGGCTAACTTCATGCTGGCTTTCTTTTCTTTTACTAACTTATTGATATTATCAGGATTTGCCTTGATAAAATCGAATAATTCAGTATTTGTATCGAATTTGTAAATCATTTTCTTACTATTTTCTTTGATTTAATTACCGCTTGTTTGTCCTTGATCACTTGTTGTATTTCCGCTTTCGTTGGTTGTGGTTTGGTTATTGGCTGTGACATGATTAAAAGTTTTTTGTATTTCTAAAGGTAATTGATAGTAGAATTTTGCCCCGTTTTCGCCTTTAATTGGTTGTTCGCCTAGTTGAATAAGAGCATTATCCCAACTAATCATATTAGTTAAGAATTGCGTTCTAATACTTGCTACATTGTTTTTCTTGACCTCAGATTTAAGTTTTTGATCTTCTTGTAAGATTGACAAATGGGAATAATCAACGGCTGTATAATATCCCGCGTCTTTGATTCCCGTCATTTCATCAAATTGTTTGCACCATTGGTTATCGGTTGGGATAACATAATCCGTGTACAATTCTTTGCCCTTGGCGTTTGCATTGTTGTATTGCGTTTCGGTACCGCCTGCCAATAATGGGTAAGGAAATCCAATTGCATCGCATAACATCTCGGTGTACATCTTTGCATTTTCATTCAACATCATGTCACGTATTGGCGCACTGATTTGCTGAAAGTTTAATGACTGATTTGTTATGATGTATTTGAATTGATCTTTTAACGTGCCAAATCTTCTAAACTCGGCTTGCACATCTTCTTTTTGTTGTGGCAATAATGGTAAAGCATTACCCATGCCATCTTTACCGCCTGGAGTTATCATCCCTATTGCACCTCTTGACTCAATAAGAGAATTCATAGTACCAAAAATATTAATAAGGCCTGAAATTACTTCTTCTTGGCCCGTTAGTACTGATTCTGTTAAGTAAGGATGTGTTAAACTAGGTTGTTCACCCGTTATGATGTAAATATCTTGCTTATCTAAGGCTATACGATTTACATTTGGCGGGCAATAATGGATTGATTCAATGCAGTCTAAAATATCATTGCTATACAAATAATCGTTTTTCCACTTGACATCTACCATTGAAGGTGGCACAATCCAAAGCGAAGTTGGCCCCATATCCTCAAACCCTGTTATATATGATTTAAGAATTATGCAGAACCCAAACATTTGAGCAATTAACTCACTATTTATTCTAAATTGATTGCCTGTAATACAAGGATTTGGGCTATCAATAAGCCTTAAATAGTTGTTTTCGGTCTTGACTTCGTTTCCTCTTGTGTTGTAAAGCCTATGTACTCCGTTATTTGATGCCCTACCTTTTTTATTAATAATTGCAGAAAGTGGCGGACATTCGGCATATCCTTTGACAATTCCTTGAGTATCTAATACTCTGAATCCAATTCGGCTACCTGTTGCAAGTAGTTGAAAAGTATCTTTAGGAGTCGTTAACAATGCTTTGTTTACGGACTTGTCACGCGTTATTTGGAAGCCTAAAAACTTTGCCAAATTAAAAAGTTATATTAGTCTGACATATTGCCGTGACAAATATAACAATTTTATTATTATACTTTCAAAAATATTTGAAAGTTGGGAAAGTTTAGGAAATTACAATTGTTTTAATGTTGCTGGTAAAATAATGAATTGTTGCCATGATGGAGCATTGACGGCAAATACACTTTCAATGTCCTTTTGCGCCTTTTCAATGGACGAATAAACCACTTGCGAATGTAGGTGCATTGTGTATACAAATCGCTTACCTTCAGTATTACCGATTCTATCAACCTCTTCTAACAAAGTGAAAACGAAATAGCCTGATTCGTAGTTTACATTTTTAGAATATTTTGTTGTAACATACCCACGCCACTCGTTACCATTAACATTGCCATGCTCATAATTCTTATCCATCCTTGGCACTCTTTGACCTATACCCATAAAATTAGTACTTAGCCATTCCCAAAAGGTAAGAGCTAAAAATATCAATGCCCATAATGCTAAAAATTCTAATCCGTACATGGTTCTATTTTGTTTTACGTAATTGGGGTTTCTTGTTTATATTTCGGTAATGATTTCTTTTACATGCCAATCGACTTCGACCTCCTCTTAATGGTTGCCAAACGATTTTACTGGCATTTATAATAACCCTTCGTGTTAACTCAAAACTCTTGGCGATTGCCTTTGGCTTTCTATTTGCTCTGTCAAAATCATTCATCACTTTAGGGTCAATGATTGTATGTACTTTTTCTACGGTGTATTCCATACGGTTATTGTATTAATATAATTCTATCCCAATGCTTTCTTTTAAGCAGAATAGAAATAATGTTACCAAATTCAGTTAATTCGATTGTATCATCATCAAGGAACCAATCAAATACCCATATAGGCTCTAACCCTTCTATCCTTAGCTTTTGTCCTGAATTTTCAGGTAATGTTTTTAAATAATCTATTGTTTTTTGTGTTTCAGGTGACATGTACTTTATTTTTCACAAAGATAATCAACTATTTCAATATACCAAATTAAGTCTTAAATTATTACCCCTCTCCATTGCAAATAAACTATTGACGTTTCTAAATCATAGTCAGTAATGGTGAACATAAACCGCTTACCTTTTATTTCCGTATCATCGACATAATGCTCACTACCTATAACTATTTCAGGTAATTCCTTTACGTAATCTTCTACTAATCTTGTTTTCCAATACTTTTTATATTGATTAAACAATGGAAAACTATCATCTGAAAGTAAAATATTTACGTTAGCCAAAATTGAGAATATTTAGCGATACGGGTTGCATCGAGTAAGTGATTGTATTTGTCTATTGGCACATTTATAGATTTGCCATTTTTTGGATCTTTAATCCACATATATTTCTGACGTTCTATGTGCAAATTTACAGAAGATTGAGTATAAAATACATCATATTCCTTTAGCTTCATTATACCAGCATTAACGCTACCTTGTCCTTTTTTGGCTGCATACGCCAATACACCTAGCTTTTGTAATTGGCTTATCATGTCGGGGTCATGATCACACCAAACCATATTTGAACCTCTGAACCCGTTAGCCTCAAATATGTTTTTAATTTGGATAGGTGCTATCCCTGGTTCGTAGCACATCTCATGAATGAATAAAGATTTGCCTATTTCAACTATCTTAACGCCTGCAGTCGGGTCATTCTCATAACCAAAATCCAATCCTCCATAAAAAGTATCATTATCCCATGGGTAAATATCATCAGGTATAACCTTCCAATTAGGATAAATAATACCTGAAATATTGCCCGTTAGCCCTCTTGCGTATACCCGCCACAATTCAGGGTCTTTGATAGATTCAGTTCGTTGATGATCTTCTTCGCTTAAAAAAGGATTATGTCTATGATCTGAAATAATTAGTTTGACATCTTGGCCTAAATCGTTGTTAGTTTTATTCGTTCCTATCAACATTTCATGCGCCCAAAATGGTTCACTAGGGTTATAGTCAATAAATGTCCTTATCCTTGTTCTTTTAGCCATTTGCCAAAAAATACGATACGCTATACCGTTTGCTTCATTCGCAAATAGATATTGGCGTTTACCCTGCTTCGCGCTCTGTTCTGTTTCGCATGATAAAAATTCCATTATCCAGCCATTCTTAAAAGTGATGGTTCTATCCGTTTCATTCCATGACCTTACATAATGCTTTAATCCTATTGTAGAATTGTAGATAGACTTAGCAACTCGATAAGCGCCTTTTTTAAGGTTTGGCACTGATTCACCTAAGACGGTAATAATTGGTGATTCTTTTGGCGGTTCTGTTGTTGTGGCTAAAGTAAATAATACTTGAATTAGGGCATGCGTTTTCCCCGAATCAGTGCCTCCCTGATTAATTACTATTCCTTCCTTGGCTTCATAATTCTCTTTAAATACTATCGAGGTTTCAAAAGTGTACACTAGGCTTCTGTTTTTACTTCATCTTCTGAATTTGATAGTTTCGGCCCGTCTTGATATACGTTGATAGTTGGGGTAAGTGTAACCGCCCTACCTTCTGGATCTGTTGAAGCAACTTTAGTAGGCGAATCATAACCCATAAACTTACTAATCCGTTCCATGTGTCCTTTTCGCTCGGTTGGTGTCATTTTGCGCATGTATCTAATAACCTTGCCCGTCTTTAAATCTAAAACAGATTCCTCGACTTGGTTTTCATCCAATTCTTTTTGCAAGATAGCAACCCATTGAAATTTTGATTTTAAGGCCTTTTTTACGGCATCTACCTCTGTCGCTATGCTCGCTTCATCTGTTTCCTTATTTACCTTGATTCGGTAATCTTTTATCCTTTTGGATGCAA